AGGTCCATGGTTCAAATCCATGCCCCGCTACCAATTGACCGCCGTTCCCATTATCGGAACGGCGGTTTTTTATATATTCCATGGCTTTTGCTGGCGTTAAGTTCTCATCCAGCAAAGCCATCAACGGGACGCCGAAGAAATCGGCCGCCGCGCAAGTTTCGTCAATGGTCCAATCGGCCTTGCTCTGAAGCCTCGACGCCATCGATTGCGGCGAGAGCCCCATTGCCTTAGCAAGGTCCTTCTTCATTAAACCGCTGTTGGACAAGATCATGTTCGTATTCATCGCAACAACGTCCTGCCTGCGCAATGTAGCGCTCGGCTGAATATCTAGCATTGTCATGAAATTCATTTTACTACGGTTTTAGCGTAGTACTCGGCGTGTTGGCTACGTCATATGGTTAATCTTTGGTCTAGAACTTCATCAAATCTTTAGTCTGAAAGTTTTTAAATGATTAGTCAGATAAGAAAACTCATGAGAGACAATCACGTCACACAGCGCGATCTGGCGCATGAGTTGGGCGTCTCCGAGCAGGCCATCAGCGACAAATTCCATGGCCGCTCAAATTTCACGTTGCGTGACGTGTCGCGCATAGCCGACTTTTTCGACGTTTCCACTGATCTCGTGCTTGGCCGAGAGCCTTTGGAGGTGGCGTGATGGCTGGCGTGGAACGTGTGTCGGTGCATGTAAGCCGTCTGGCGCATTGCCCTGATGTGTTCTTCGTCGAGTTCTCTCGTGCCGGTTCTGTGGGGAACCTCGTTGTTCCTCTGGATCGTTCCGAGGCCGAAGCGTTGCGCGACGAGCTTGGCGAAGCGCTGTCGGGCCGGATTACGGAGGCCCCGGATGTTAGTTGATGGTTTTAATGATCTCCACGGGTTCAGGGCATCCGTCCCAGACGATGGTGAATTTGATGGGGTAATGGGCTTTGCCGTCCCCGTCCTCCACGTGTCCGTCAAAGAACGCGGTGCCGCCTTGTTGACGCTCCTCTCGCAGTTTCGGCAGTCCAATGTTGAAGAAGTGGACGTCGGGCAGCCCCCATGGTTCGCTATCGGTTCTTCCAAGATAGTTGTTCCATGTGTTCGTGTAGGTTCCCTCGACCGCTTCGGCAAACACGGAGATGTTACGCGCAGGGCCTCCGATGTTGGTAAGGACGAAGCGCGACCCGCTTTCGTCGATGTCGATTCTGAACTTGGGCGGCATGGGAGGCTTGAGAGTCGCCGACGTTGTTGCTGGAAACATGGCGTCTATTTCGTCATTCGTGATTGGCGTCGCAGGCCCTTCCGCTGGTGTTTCCTTCCGGGACGCTTTGCTAACGAGGCCAATAAGTTTTTTGACGATGAACGCGCCCGCCCCACCGATGATTGTCAATATTGCGCAAATCGCCATGACCCAGTTCGGGTCACCCATGTCGATGTTTTGAAACCAATTCGTAATTCCATTCATGACGTTCAATCTACAACCGGAGGTGTCTCGTGCCGTATTTGAAGCCTGAGTCCACCAGCGACACGTTTGACGTGTTTTGCAGGGTGACCGATGGTGGCAATCCTTATCGTTTCCATGTCCTCGCGGACATCCGTGGGCAGTTGTTGGACGTGGATGGGTTGTCGATGGGTGAGTTGGTGACGGTCAATCGTGAGATTGCCAGGGCCATCAGGGAGGCGAAGCATGCGCGCCATCTGTAGGACCGTGCTACGTGGCCTGTGCGTCGTGGCTGTGTTGCCGTCGGTGCTGCTGGCGGTTGGTTTGTGCGCGTTCTGGCGGTGGCTGTGGGACGACGATGACGAGAGGAGTCGGTATGGGTACGGCTACTAGGGTCTGCGTGGATAATTACGAGGCCTATCCGGGTATCTTCCGTGTGTCGTTCGACTCCGGTGATGTTCGCGCGGCGGTGGTGCTGACCCGCCCGCAGTTGGAGCAGTTGCGCTCGTGCGTGACTGATTCGTTGGCTCATGACGATGCGGTGCGGCGAAGACGCGGCGGCGATCTGTGACGGCTTGCGCCGTCGATAACCGAATATGCCTTTGACCACGCCGACCGTCGGTTGCGTGCGAGGCGTGATGAAGCACCCGGCCGCGCCTTGCCCAGCGCGTTACAAACACACCACGTGTGGCGTGGTGGTTGAAGCGTCCCTAGCGGGGAGGCGTGCGGGTTGCAGCTAAACGCACGTGTCGTGTTCCCAGGGACGAAAGCGGCACCATCGACCCCATGCGTGGGGTGGCACGTGCGTTGACCTTCGTCGCGGCATTGTGCCGCTGACCATATGCGACGGCCTTGGCTCCATGCCGAAATGCTTTGCATGTGGGAACCCTTCGGAAATTCAGGAATCTTCGGATTCTTGTTTTTCCGCTTAGGGTTCCCCGCTCTAACCTTCCACCATCCGAAATCTACAAACGATTCATTCAGAGACTTACCACTTATCCACAAACGAGATTGGGGGCAACATCATGGGCTATGCGGTTGATTACATTCCTACCAGCGAGCAGAAGCGCAGAAAGGTGAAGAAGAAGTACCGTCGAGAGCATGTGACCAGCAAGGCCATCAGGGCGAAGGACATGAAGAAGGCGGTGAAATGGAATCTACCCAGGCTTGAGTACGACACCACCGGAGCGGATACCGTGGATCGTTCCATCGCCATCAGGATTCTCCACTTGGATTGCATCAGCCGTGACACCGACCCGGACGGCGACCATGCCATGCAGCAGTTGGTGAGCGAGGGCATCGTGTCGAAGCCGAAGCGCGTGAGTGGCCGTCAGGTGTTCGACCGCGCCGACCTGATTAGATCGTTGAAGGCTTATGCGGGAGTGGCGTGATGAATCCAAGGGCGAAACTGACCACGGCGCAGGCCGCACGGTACCTGCATAAGTCGCAACGGCAGATGGAACGCATGAGGGCGGACGGCACCGGGCCGACGTGGTTCAAGTCGGGCGACGCGATCAACAGCCCGTGCCTGTACGAGCTAGCCGACCTTGACATGTGGGTGCGTGGGCAGAAGGCGAAGTGAGATGGGGCGCAGGCAGACCATAGACCCGCTGGTGCGGGCGAAGGTCATCGACACATGGGGCAACGACTGTTGGCTGGGATTGCCGGGCTGTACCAAGGTCGGTGCCGAGGACGACCATATCGTGCCTTACTCGCATGGTGGTATGGATACCGTGGCGAACATACGCCGCGCGTGCAAGCACTGCAACGCATCAAGGCAAGACCGCGTCTTGTACGGCTATGGGGCGCGGTTGCACATGGTGATAGTACCGCCCGGTTCGTGTGACCGTGAGGCCGTGGAATGGATAGACGCGCATAAGTCGGCGGGTGACCCGGTGGTGTCGTTCAGCACGTTGGCCACGGCCATGGGCCTGACCAATCCCAGTCTTGCGTGCAGGCGCGCGGTGGCCATGGCATGGTCGGGCGCGTACCGGCAGTTCGCCACGTCGGCCGAGCCTATCGACGTGTGGCTGACCCGCACCACCATCAGCAGCAACCGCCACCCCAGACTGTTGGACGAGTGGATAGCCTTGGACTATGACTTGCATGTGATAGACCCCGGCTTCAGCGTGGAGTGGGAGCGCGCGCGGGACGACGCGACCCGCCGTCGTGTCAGGCAATGGTACGCGCTGCACTTATCGCAGGCGTTGGTGGACACGAGACGTGCCGAACGGCGTGCGAGACTCGTTGCCCTTGGCCTTCGCTCCGAGCCGGTGCAGATCGCTTCGCGCCCGAAGTGGTGAGCCTGTTTTTTAAACACGCGGCCGGCCAAAAGACCCCGCGCCCAGTTTTTTCTCCCCCTGAACACAAATAAAAAAGCCGCAAAACGTTGTAATACCAACGAAATGCGGCGTATCGCCTTCAAAAAACGAAAATACACCATATTCGTGATTGGAGCAACAACATGGACTTTCTAGCCGGAATGGACAACGACACCGGTCGCATCATCGGCCCACAGGAACAGACCACACGGCAGATCGTGGACGATCTCAAAGCCAAACACCCCGAGCCCGACCCGATACGCGACGGGCTTTGCCAGTCCATGATCTCCCTCGCCGCGAACATCGACGCGCAAAACAGAACCGGCAAGGAAATCAGCCGAAACATGGGGCAGTACATCGACGCCTTATGGAAGCTGCGCGACATGTACCCGACCGAGACCGTCGCCGACGACGACGTGGAAGCCGTATGGAGCGGCGCGACCTATGAGGATTAGAGGCGGTACCAAGCGCAACCCCGATCGGCGTACCGACGGCGGCCGGTTGGCGGCGGTGGCGCGGATGATGGGCACGCCGCTTATCCCGTGGCAACGTTACGTGGCGGACGTGGCGTGTGAGATCGACCCCGACACCGGCAGCTTCTATTACGACACGGTGGTGGTCAGCACGCCGCGTCAGTGTGGCAAGTCGGCGCTGGTGGACGGTTCCGACACGTACAACGCGAGTCTTGGCCGTCGCCGGCGCATCGCCTACGCGGCACAGACGGGAAAGGACGCCGAAGACCACTTCAAGGAATACGCCGAGGCTATGAAGGCGAGTCGGCTGGTGCAGAAGGTGGACAAGTTTCGCTTCAGCAACGGCAACATGTCGGTGACGTTCGGCAATGGCAGCACCATCAGTCCCATGGCCATGACCAAGATAGCCGGCCACGGCAAACAGTTCGACAAGGTGACCATAGATGAGGCGTTCAGCCTGACCAAGGACGCCGGCGACACCATCATGGACGCCATCGTGCCGACCATGAACACGCGCTTGAAGCGTACCGGCATCACCGCGCAACGGTGGATTACCTCGACCGAGGGCACCGCAGAATCTACGTACTTCAATACGTTGTTGGACGGGTTGCGCGCCGGCGACGTACCCGAACGCACCTGTTGGTTCGACTTCGGGATACCCGTGGACGCCGACCCCGAAGACCTCGAAACGATCATGCTGTACCATCCAGCCGCCGGCTACCTGTGGTACAAGCCCCAATTGTATGACTTCCGCGAGGGCTTCGGCGACAACGTGGCCGGGTGGGCGCGTGCCTTCGGCAACCGACGCGATGAAGGCATAACCGACCGCGTGATAGACGAAGCGACATGGACGGCAACCGCCGTCGCCCCCATCGAACCGGACGCATTGGGAGACCGCACGGTGGTGTTCGGCGTGGCCGTTGACGTGGACGCGACGCACACCAGCATATCGGCCGGCATCCTGAACCCGGACGGCACCATAACCACGCAACTGATCGAAACACTGGACGGCACCGGGTACGCGCCAACCGAACTCACGCGACTCTGCGCAGCGTATGGCGCTCCGGTGGTGATAGATTCGCGCGGCACCGCCGCCGACCTTGCCGACCGGCTGCACCACATGACCGACCACAACGGCGACCCCTCGCTGTCGTTCGTGGACATGGACGCCGGCGACTACCTGACCACCGGCCAAAGCTATGTTTCCGGCTTGGCCAACAAGGCGATATGGCACGCCGCCGACCCCGATTTGGACGCAAGCGCCGCGAACAGCGCACGCAAATGGGCCGGCGACGCATGGCGCGTGAGCCGACGCGGCTCGACCGGCCTCACATCGCCGTTGGAATCGTGCATGTTGGCCGCATGGGGCGCGGCCCACCGGCCCGAAGAGTCGGGGCCGCTGCAAATATTCTGACCCTTTTGGCGGTACTTGGCGGTACTTGGCGGTACTTGGCGGTACTTGGCGGTACGGTGCTGGACGTTTCCGGCTTGCTGGCCGCATGATTGGCGGCATGACTGACCGACTGAGTTTGTGGGAGCGCGTGAAGCTCGCAAGCCGGGTATTGACCCGTAGCGCGGCGGACGACGTGCCCGAGGGTATCCGCCCGCCGTCGCGCGTCGTGGATTGCGACCCGTTGTCGCTGTCCACGGTTTTCCGTGGCGTGCAGGTGTTGCAGACCGCCATCACCGGCCTTCCCATCCACGAAATGCGCGGCGGCGTCAAACTGGACACCGTGAGTTCCCTCTTGCAACAGCCCGACGTGAACAGATCACGACGGGACTTCTTGGCCGACATGGTGGCAAGCATGGTGTTGGATGGAAACGCTTTCGTGCGTCTTGTGCGGTTCGGTGGCGAGGTGGTGTCGTGCGAGGTGCTGCCCCCGTCGCTTGTGACCGTGAGCGACGATGGAACCGCCCCCGCCTCTCCGAAACTCCGCTATTCCTATCTTGGGCATGATTACACGTCTGACCAGATCGTGCATTGCAAGTTTTTGAACGTGCCGGGCCGGTTGCGTGGGCTTGGCCCAATCTCGGCGGCGCGTGAGGAGGTGGAGGCCGCGCAAATGGCCCGAACCTACAAGGCCAAGTTCTACAGCGACGGCAGCAACCTCAAGGGCTATTTGCAGACCGAAGACAAGGTGACCCCCCAGATTGCCAAGGACGCCAAGGAGGCGTGGAAGGCCACGGGCGAGGCCGGCGACGTGAAGGTGCTCGGCTCGAAACTCAAATACGTGCCGCTGGACATGAAACCGGCCGACTTGCAGTTTCTCGAAACGCAGAAATTCGATACCACGCAGATAGCCCGGTTGCTCGGCATCCCGGCAAGCATCATGCTTGCGGCCGTTGACGGTAGCAATCTCACCTACAGCAACATCGAACAGTCGTGGATTGAGTTTGCCGATTACACGTTGGCGGCTTATGCGGGCGAGATAGAAGAGCTGTTCAACCGGTTGTTGCCGAGGGGCCGCACGGCCGCGTTCGACTGGGACAGCAGCCGCCGCGCCGACATGGCCGATCGGTTCAACGCCTACAGGACGGCGATAGAGGCCGGATGGATGGACGTCAACGAGGTGCGCGCAAGGGAGGCGCTGCCGCCGCTTATCCCGGCACCGCAACCGGAACCACAGACACAGGAGGCTCAGAATGAAGCATGAAATCGGATTACGGGGCGTGTGCCTGAGAGCCGCCGAGGATGGCGATGGCCGCACGTTGGAGGGCGTGGCCGTACCCTACGGCAGCATTATCAGCACATGGGACGGGGCCGAGACGTTCGACCCCGATTGCGTCTTCGAGGAATCGGACTCGGCCAAGCTCTGCTACCAGCACGGGGAGCTTATCGGCCGCATCACAAACGCGGAACCGCAGACAGACGGTCTACACATCACGGCGCATATCAGCGACACGCAGCGCGGCCGGGACGTGGTGGCCCTGTTGCGTGACGGCGCGCTGGATTCGCTCAGCGTCGGATTCATGCCGATTGACGACGAGGTGGACAAGCAGGGCGTTACCCACCGCAGGCGCGTCCGATTATTGGAGGTTTCGGTGGTGTCGTGGCCGGCCTACGAAGCCGCGAAGATCACTTCGCAGCGCAGCAGCGAAACTATCCACGAAAGCATGAGGGAAACCGGAAACCAGAAAGGAAACGAAATGGACCTCAACGAAATCAACGACAAGCTGAACGGCATCATGGACGAACAGCGCAGCATGAAAGCCGCCATTGCCAGGAACACCGACAGTGAGCCGACCAAGGTCATGGGCGCTGAGTATCGCACGGCCGGCGACTATCTTCAAGCGCTCTACCGTGGCGACGAAGCGGCAGTGCAGCTCATGCACGAGTGCCGCGACCTCATCGCCACCGGCGACACCGGCAACAAGGTCGCATGGATTAGGGATGATCTGCGCCTGATCGAGCAGCGCCGCAAGGTCACGAACATCCTGACCCACGACACCCTCCCCGACAAGGGCATGACGATGGAATACAACGTGGTCGCGACCGACACTACAGCGGTGGCCCAGCAGGCGACTGAGGGCGGCGACCTCCAGTTCGGCAAGGTCACGTTCGGCACGAAGAGCGCGGCCATCAGCACCTACGGCGGCTACACGACCCTGAGCCGCCAGACCATCGAGCGCAGCACCACGCCCATGCTCAACACCGCGCTGGCGGCGTTGCGCAACGCCTACGCCAAGGCCACCGAAAACAAGGTGCGTTCGTTCCTGTATGACACCATCGCGTCTCAGCGCGACGCCGTGACGGGCGCGAACAAGATCGATGCACCGGCCCAACTGTCGGCAATGACCATCGACCAGTGGGCCATGCTGATCATGGACGCGGCGGAACTGGCCGACGACCGTAACGTGAGCCTGACCCGCCTGGGCGTATCCAAGGACGTCATGGCCGCACTGATCAAGCTCAAGGACACCGGCAGCCGCTTCTTCGACCTCTCCGGCGACGGCTCGGACACTCTGGGCGACTTCGATCTTACGGGCATCGCGGGCAAGTTCCTGCGCGTGCCGGTGCAGATGCTGCCCAAGGCCCCGGCCGGCACCGCTTGCTTCATCGACCCGGAGGCCGTGACCGTGTGGGAGTCGGGCGGCCCGACTCAACTCTCCGACGGCGACCCGACCAAACTCACCGAAAACTATTCGGTCTACGGCTACATGGCCGTGGCGGCCACGCACCCGCTCGGACTCATCCCCGTCAAGTTCGCCGCAACGTCGGAAGGCATGTGACATGGCCGACAACTGGACGGCCTACGAGCAGCCGGTGAGGGACGAAATCAACGTGCCCTACGGCGACGACGAGCGCGTGCGCCGCGCCATTCAAGCGGCCATCAGCTACGTCAACGGCGCGTTGGGAGGCCAAACAGTGGGACAGGAGGTCATGACGGACTGCGTGATCTCCTGCGCCGCCGACCTCTACAACAGCCGCGACGCCAGACTTGGCGTCATGAGCGTGGGCGACGGCACTTTGGAGCCGTTCAGGGTCAGCACCGACCCGTTGCGCTCGGTGTGGCCGAAACTCAACGCGGCCGGCATCCTGACCGGGAGCGTGGTGATCGCATGAGCAGCCAAGTAACACGAGAGCGCGAAGCCCTTATGGACATGCTGACGGACGCCCTGGGCGACCTCGCTTGCGTCGTCACCATCGACGCGCAGGACGCCCGCCCGTTGCCAGGCAAAATAGCGGTGCTGATAGACCCGCCGGAACTCACTTTCGAGGGCTGGCATATGCAGACCATCACTTGGACGGTTAACCTCATCGCCGGCACCATGGCCACGCAGACGCTCGCCTTGGACCTGTTGACCGACGGCGTGCAACGCTTGCACGACCGCCAAGTGAACTTGCGGGACGCGAAACCCAGCACGTTCAACCTGACCGGAGTGGGCAGCCTGGCCGCCTACACCATAACCCTCAGTCCATTGGATTCATAGAAAGGACACAATCATGGCGACAAGAACCCTTGGACCGGGCAAGCTCACCATCACCGACACCGGCACAGGGCGCGACTTCAGCGCCGAAGTCACCAAGGTGCAGTTGGTGGCGTCGAACAACACCGACGACCCAATCAATTTCCTTGACGGCTCGCAGGACACCAGCTCAAGCACCGATTGGACACTTGAAGGAACCATCGTTGACAACTTCGACACGGACAACCTCGCCAACTGGTGCTTCGACCATTCCGGCCAGACGATGCCGTTCGAGTGGGTGCCGAACAACAAGGGGGCGACCAAGTGGAACGGTAAGGTGAACATCTCGCCCGTGAGCATCGGCGGCGACGTGAAATCAAAGAACAGCAACGACTTCAGTTTCCCCGCGACCGAACTCGCGCACTCCGCCTACACGCCGTCCGCCGAGGTCTGAAATGGCAGCCAAAGCCGCATACGTGGTGGGGCAAAAACGTTTCGTTCAGACCATGCGCAAAGCAGGCGCGGACATGAAGGAACTCAAGGACGTGAACCGGCAGGCCGCGAACATCGCCTTGCCGGCCGTCCGCACTCTCACTCCGCGCGGCAAGTCCGGCAAACTCGCCGTATCCATCCGCGTGGGCGCGACCCAAAAGGCCGGCGTCATCCGTGCCGGCCGCAAGTCCGCGCCCTACGCGGGAGTCATCAACTACGGGTGGCCGAAAAGGGGCATCAAACCCCGCCTGTTCGTCAACCAGGGCGTGGCCGGCACTGAAAACGCATGGCAACGCGTCTACAAGCAGTTCATCGACAAAACCATGAGCCAGATCAAAGGAGCATAGAACATGAAGACCATCAGAATCACCCACACCAACGGTGACATCAACGAAGCACCGTTGACGCCGCGCGTCATCTGCGAGGCCGAGGAACACGCGCAGGCCCGGAAATGGGCCGCAGGCGACGCAAGCCGCATCAGGCAGGCGTACTACATGGCCTACCTCGCCGAAAAGTTCGCCAAGCTCACCACCGCCGACTATGACGCATGGCTCGACGGCGTGGACGTGGACGGCGTGGAGATCAAGGGCACGGAGACCGACGCGGGAAACCCTACGGACTGACGCCGTGGCCCGAAGAGTCCATGGGCAGACTCTCATGTCTACTGGCCCGCTATTTCGGCGGGACGCCGTGGGAGTGGCGAGAGAAAGCCACGGGCATGGACTGGGCCACAGCGATTGAAATCATCCAGACCGAAGCCGAGAAGATAGAGGAGGCGACGCATGGGACATAGCGCGATAATGTCCGTGAGAATCACGGGCAACAGCGACGACGCCGTGAAGGCGTTCCAGAAAGCCACCGCCAAAGCGTCCGCTTTCGGCAACTTCATGGGCGGCGCGGCCCTCAAGGGCGTTACCGCCCTATGGGACAAGGTGAGTTCGTTCGGCAGCGCCGTGATGGACATGAGCGACAGCACCGACAAGTTCGTTTCGACGATGAACTTCGCCGGCATCGACACCGCCAACGTCGAAAAGGCAAGCAAGGCGGCGCGCGACTACGCGGACCGCACAGTATATGATCTGTCCACTATCCAGAACACCACGGCGCAGCTTGCCGCGAACGGCATCAAGGACTACACCGGCCTTACAGAGGCCGCCGGCAACCTGAACGCCGTGGCCGGCGGCAACGCCGACACCTTCGGCTCCGTGGCCATGGTGCTCACCCAGACGGCCGGCGCGGGCAAGCTTACGACGGAGAACTGGAACCAGTTGGCCGACGCCATCCCTGGCGCGTCCGGCAAGCTCCAGGAAGCCATGAAGGCCAACGGCGCGTACACGGGTAATTTCAGGGACGCGATGGAGAAAGGCGAGATCAGCGCCGACGAGTTCAACCAGGCGATCATGCAATTGGGCATGAGCGACGTGGCCAAGGAAGCCGCAAGCAGCACCAAGACCATGGAAGGCGCTTTGGGCAACTTGGAGGCCGCAATCACCGGCGGGCTGACGGACGCGTTCAACCTCATCAAACCGGCCGTGACGGGCGCGTTGACCGAAGCCGGAAACCAGATAAGCCAGTTCAGCCAGACCGCCACCGACGGCTTGCAACAGTTCATCCAAGGCATAAGCGACACCGGAGCGTTCCAAGCGCTCTCCAACATGGTGTCAAGCATCGGCAACGCGCTATCCGCGTTGGGCGGCGCGTTCACCAGCATCGCCACGACGATAGCGCCCGGTTTGCAAGGCCTATCCGACGCCGGCAGCATCGGCACCACGGTGGGTGATGCATTCAACGGCGCGGCCGGCATCATCCAGGCGCTGGCGGGCAAGCTCACCCAGTTCGGCGATTGGGTGAACGCCAACGCGGAACCCATCAGCGGCGCTCTAATAGCCATCGGCGGAGGTTTCGCAGCGTTCAAGGTGGCAAGCGTCATCAGCGCCGTGGTATCCGCGTTGCAGGGCTTCAGCCTGGCGTCCACCGCCGCGTCAATCGGACAATGGGCGTTGAACGCGGCCATGAACGCCAACCCCGTGATGATACTGGTCACCGCCATCGGCGCGCTTGTGGCGGCGTTGGTGTGGTTCTTCACCCAGACCGAGACGGGCCGGCAGATATGGAGCCAGTTCACCGCGTTCCTGGGCAATTGCGTGAACAACATAATCGCGTTCTTCCAGTCGTTGCCGGGCCGTATCGGCGCGTTCTTCCAAAACGCGGCCGACGGCGCGAGGAACACGTGGAACAGCGTCGTTGATTGGTTCAAGGGTTTGCCCGGCCGTATCCTCGACGCCATCGGAAACGTGGGTTCGATATTGGTCAACGCAGGCGCAAGCATCATCAACGGTTTTTTGAATGGCCTTAAAAGTGCTTGGAACAATGTCACCGGCTGGATTAGCGGCATAGGCGATTGGATAGCCGATCACAAAGGCCCGATTAGCTACGACCGCAAGTTGCTGATACCACACGGCAAGGCCATCATGTCAGGTTTCGCCCAAGGTCTTGACGCTGGTTTCCAGGGCAAAGTGAAATCAGCGATATCAGCCGTGAACACATCCTTGGCGAACACCGGCATACGGGCGACCATCACCAGCGCAGGAACGTCCGGCACCGTCTACAACACTTACGAAGTGCATATCGACGGCACCGTGGTGGACCCGGACGGCACCGCCAAGGCCATCCGCAAACTCCTAGCCGATTACGAGGGGGTGCGACGCTGATGGCGCAACAACCATTCATGTACTTGGACACCGGCGACGGGTGGAAGCCGGTCAACGACCATCGGCAGGACATCGCCGCGTTGGATGATTTCACGATCACGTGGGGAGCCGACGAACCCGTGAGCCAACCCGATCCGGCGGTGCTCACGTTCGACCTGATCGACCGGGCTGGCGACTTGGCCGGCAAGGCCGTCACATTGTCGGGCTCGCGCGTGCTGGTGCAACTCAGCGCGGAACCCACGTGGGACATGCTGCCCGACAGCATGGGCGCATGGGAGCGGATACGCGGCACCATCGCCCAACTGCACCAGCAATACGTGCCCACGGCTCCAGAAGCTCCGGGCGAGAACGTGCCCACCCTGTTCATCGGCACGATAGGCCATGGCGGCACCGTCACCGACTTGGGCAACAGGTGGCGCATCCATTTGACCGCCACAAGCCTGATGGTCATGTGGAAACGCCTGCAATCACAAGGCCCCACCAGTGGTGAGGCGAAGCACGCGGGACGCCATTGGGTCGGCACCCCGGCCGCACGGTTGGCGGAACTCAACAAGCGCGCCCAACAGGCGGGCGCTCCCATAGCCGAACCCCAATCGTTGCAATTGCCCCCGGCAGTCGCCACGTACAAGACCGACGATTACCCGTCGCAACTTGACTTGCTGTCGCGCATGTACGCGCACGTCATGCCCGCGCCCGCATGGTACGAGCACTATCATGGTGAAACCATCACCCTCCGCCCGCTGTCGTTGGCCGGATCGGTGCAGGTGCATGTGGGCGTGGATGGCATGCCGTACGTGCTCGTGGACGGCCAACACCGTGACACGTTGCCAGCGAATCTCGTGGCCGGCGATTTGGAACTGTCCATCATGGAGCCGGTCACGCAGGCCGTGGCCAAAACCAAACGCGCGAAGAACAACGACGGCGTGGTGGAATACGACGACATGGAAACCGTCTACACGGATTTGAGCCGTCTGCCCACACGGCTCACGGACACACAGAAAAGCGTCACGGCCGATTCGGACGCCGTGGCCGGCGACGACTCCGGTGGTTTGCACACGGGCGGCACGTTCGCCCCGTCCGACGCGCAACGGCAGGCGGCGGCATCGTGGATCGTCACGCACGACACCCGGCTGCGCAACGAGTCCATTAAGTTCATTGGAACGAACCTGGACCCGGTGTCGTTCCCGCACCTGTTCCGTCCCGAACCCTCCGGTCCCGTGCTTATCACCGGCATACGTTTGAGCACGTTGACCGGCATGGACGGGCGACCGGCGTTCTCCGGCGCGTTCACGACCATCGGCGGGCGTATCACGTTCACCCACAAGCGGGGCATGACCCATGAAGCGACCATGTACCCGCTCGACTCCACAGCGAACACCGGCATGCGCTGGCAGGACTTCACGGACTGGCCGGCCACCTTCGCGCAATGCGTGTTCACGTTCGCGGAATTGACAGGGTTCACAGTTTTCGACAAACCGACAAGCACGACCGGCATCGACCGGCCGAACTGGGAAGGAAACCAAGAATGAAAACCACACCCACCTACGGCATCAGCTACATAGAAGGCAGCGACCTAGTATCGAACGCGGCCGCTGGTTTCAAAAAGGCGGCGGAAACCACGGAAGCCGCGTTGAAACTGGTGGACCAGCGTTCGACCATCGAGGGCGTGAAGCCCGCCATAGCGGGCACGCTCGCCACGCTCGCCACGATGAGAGGCTCCACCGGCCAAACCGGCTACGTGACCTCAGACGGCAATAACAACGGGCCTTACTGTTGGAACGGTTCGGCATGGGTGAAATACGCGCAGAACACGCAAATCGACTCATTGCAATCGCAGATCGCCGCGATAACGCAGGGTTATGAGTTCGGGACGTTCAAGGGCAACACGAACGGTGATGCCGTGGCCGAGATCAGGTGGACCAGGCACAGCACGCCGCCCAAGGCCGTCGTGATCACCAGACTGCGGCAATCCTCCGAATCGGATCTATCCGCCAGGACGGTCACGCCGATTCTGTGGAACATCATGGGAGGTTCGTTCTGGACCCGTTTCTGGAACGGCACGACCAACGTATGGGCGACCAACTACAACGTCGCGTTCACCTGGCTGGCCATCTGGTAGGGCACCAGATGGCCAGCCAGTAGAACGCGTATCCGTTCCTGCCGGACCAGCCGCCGCCGTTATTGGCGAACCTCACCTGGAAGTCCTTCGATGTGGCTTCCCAGACCGTCGGGTAGAACTCCGAACCACGGTTCTCCGCGTTAGTGAGTCTGGCCATGACGACCATGACGGATTTTGGAGCCGTGCCGTGGTCACGGGAAAACGACACCGTAAGCGCACCGAGATCGCTCGTTGTGCCCTCGGTGCGCCCGAACTCATAACCCTGCGTTATCCCGTCTCATTTGAAAGGAAACATTGTGGATTTCATCACCGCGATAGCCGGCGCGTGCGGCGTCGCGTTCGGTGCGGCCGTGCAGGCCGTTGTGGCGTGGCTCAACAACAAAGCCACCCACGAGGAAAACAGCGCCGACATGCTCCGCGAAGCGCAAACAGAACTCAAGGACACCATGGCCGACATGAATCTGTTGTGGGAGCATAACCGCGCGCTCATCGACCACATATACAGGGGCGCGCCACCACCCCCGCCGAACCCGCCCGAAGGCTTGTTCAAACACGACAACTAAAAGGACACAACAATGGCATTGAACATCAGACAGGTGCCCAGCCCGAACCATTACAACGGGCGCAACGGGCATCGGGTGACTCACATCACCCTGCACATCATGGTCGGCACTCTCGCCGGCACCGACGCCGTTTTCCAGCGGCCGAGTTATCAGGCTTCGGCCCATTACGGCATCGGCGGCACGGGTGAGATTCACCAGTACGTGAGCGAAGCCAACGGCTCATATTCCGACGCGAATTTTTCGAGCAACAACAGCACCATCAGCATCGAGCATGAAGGCGGCATGCAAGGCGTGCCCATGACCGACGCATGCGTGGAGGCGTCCGCACAGTTGTGCGCGGACATTAGCCGCCGTTACGGGCTCGGCAAGCTCTGGCACGACGGGTTGAACGGCAACGTGTGGCTGCACCGCGAGATACCCGGCACCGACCATTACGGATGCCCCGACCGAGCACCGAACGGTCTGCCCGTCCAGCGGATCATCGACCGCGCCAACCAATTGTTAACCAATCCATCTAGTCAAGGAGAAACAGAAATGAGCACAGCACTGGTTATCTGGGACGACGACAGCGGCGTGGGCTACTACTGGAGCCCCGAAACCGGCCGCGTCGGCCTATCACACCCGGACCAGGTCGTGGTGTTGAAGAACGCCGGCGTGAAAGAGATTCGCAGCAGCAATAAAGCCCCGTGGGCGGCGCGCGCCGATCAAATCAGCCAACTCGTGCAGGCCAAGACGACCGCGTACGAGAAGGCTCAGACGGCCGCATTGGAGGCCATGGCCAAGAGCATCGGCGCGGACCCGAACACCATCGCCGACACCGTGCGCAAGGCCGTGGAAAGCAAGTTGTCCACGCTCGACATCCAGATCACCACCAAGGACAAGGGGACGGGCAAATGAGCGACCCATTGAACACGCCGGGCGTGGCCGACCACAAGGCCACCGGCAGCATGGACGCGGAGAAGGGCTACACGCCCGTGTTCAACAACACCGTGCGCACCATCGCGTATGTGGCCGGTCTCATCGCCGTAGCGGTCGGTTTCGGTTTCACCCAGTTCGGTGACCCGACCGTGGGTGATTACATCACCACCGTGGGCGGTCTTATCGCTGGTGGTTTCGGCGTGGCATACAATCCGCTGCGCATGGCCGGAAAGTAGCCCAGTATGACGATGGTGCACATACGATTGCGCGCCCCGACCAACGGCGGCACCCGTGCCGGCGTCGGCATGGTCGTGTTCCAACCATCCGCCCGTCATACCGACGACGCAAGTGTGGTGTTGCCCGACACGTTCACCGTGGTGCTGGACGAAGAAGGCGAAGCCACCGTGGACATCCAGCCCACCGGTCCCGAATGGTGTTGGAAAACCGACGAGCAAGTGCCCTACGGGTCTATTCGCTGGTTCACCGTGCCCGACACGGCCGGCACGCTGGAATACGCGGAACTTACGGACGTGGACCCGCGCACGTTCAAACCGGGACGCAACCTCGCCGCATGGCAGGCCGTCACCGGCGACATCAAAACCATGATCGACAGCATGCCCCGGTTCCTCACCGGACACGGCTCCCCGATCATCGACGGCAAGCCGGGTGACATCTACCTCGACTTGGACACCATGGACCTCTACACCAACAACCAAGAAAGGAACTAACCATGACATTCGGAAAAATCGGCAGTCTTCGCGGC